ATCCCATTCTTGCTGGGAAGCATCATTCAGGAAATCTTCCCGAGTATACTCAAATGCAGGACCACACATAATCAGATCACCGAAACGTTGACTTCTTTGATGTTCAAACCACAGAGTTGATTGTATACTCGCTTGCTGATAATGTCGCAAGCATTCTTGAGTTTTGAACGCTCATACCAAATAGTACACAAACCATCGTAAGTTTCAACGCGGATCCTGATGTCTTTCAAGGTGAATTCCCGACGACGAATGTAGAATATCCCACGACGTGGGCAATTGCAACTAGTCTTGTGACAGTTCAAAAAGTGGCACAAGATCGATTGAATTCCGACGATCCACGTGCTAACAGGGAATTATACCATTCTCAATAAGCGAGACCTTATTGAGAATCAATAATATTATATTATTGAGAATAAGACCAATCTTTAAACTGGCACATCAGAAGATATCGCTGTAATCTTTGATGCTAACATTCACATCTTCATCACCTTCTAGGTGTAGGATCTCACGCCAATTGATATCTTCTAGTTCTAGATCATCATAACACATGAGGTCTAGCGTGATACGTACCACGCGCTTTGTATGTGTGTTAGGCATAAGAATCTCGTGCGTGTTTACTTGATTATATCATGCATAATGACGATATGCAAGCGTTTCGTAATCTTGCCCATCTCGTGCATAATCCTCGTCGAGATCTGCATCTTGTGCATAATACTCGTCGAGATCGTATGTGTAATCTGATGCGTATGTATAGTCGAGATCGTAGTCGTCGTACATAATGCTCGTCGAGATTTGTATGATGCTTATGAATTATAGCATAAAGCTCGACGAGATTGCAAGCCCTTATGATGCACACGTCTCGTCGAGATTCATAAGAGTATATATGCATTCTCGTCGAGATTTGTTAAGAAATGCTTATAAGTCTCGTCGAGATTTGTGTGGGTCTCCTGGCATTTTTGCGGCGGTGGCACTTGACAAACTGCGCGTCTTATGATACGCTCGCTTAGCTCACAAGACCCAGAGGCATTTATGAGACTTTATAAGCATTTAGAGAGCATAAAGATCGACCATTTATGAAACCTTTAGAACACCTTATTCTCAACTATATTCTCAATTGATTCTCATTAATTATCACCTTATTGAGAATGTTATAAAACACTAACATATATTTTTTAATACCTTTTTTAATTAAATTTACATTAAAAAACCCCTAAAATGGGGTAATTTGGTTAATTTTCGGTATTTTCACTCTTTCTCGGTCTACCTCTCCGTTTTGGAATAGGATGCTCTTCTTCCACCTCTTCATGGACATTCTCAAGAGTATTCAATGCAATCTCATCAATAATAGAATCAATCAATTGTGCTGTCTCTGTATCCTCTTCAGTCTGTGATGATTCTTCTTCCTCTAATGTGTCTGGGTCAATACCTTGTGCAATTAGACGTTCTCTTTCCATTTTTCTCCACATTACTAATTCGGGAGAATCATCCTGTAGAGCAACATGATCAACAAAACCTACACGTTGCATTTCCTGTTCTGCAACCATTTGACGATGTGCTAATACCTCTTCCTCAGTATAATTTGGTTCTTCAGGTGTTGGATCAAACTCCCACATTGAACCATTCCAATACCAATACAATGTACGACTATCAGGTTCTGGCATTGTCCAACTATACTTTGTTCCTAATTCCTTTTGATGTGGGAATCGGGGACGATCAATTTCTGGATCTGGATTCAGGACCTTTTCCTTAACTTGTTCAAATCCAGATTCTAACCAATCCTGTTCACTAATTGTCCATTTCTCAATTGGGCATGATTCTAATGAGAACCTTACCTTATAAGCAAGGAAACATCCACAATGACGGCAACGTCCTTGTTTACCATCAAAGTAAGGACATTCTCTACAAATATCTAAACGTTGATTTTGAATCTCCTGACTTACAAACAACTTCTCATGTCCATTGGCAAATGCTTCTTTAATCACTTCAAATGTGAACTTTGCCAGATTCTTACCTTGTTCTCCTAATGAAGGATATTCCTGTTCAGCCATGTTTTTTGAATAAAAAATGCACGTATACTAATTATAACACAATTATTGATAAAGTCCTCTGATATTCGTCGTTGATCCACTGACGGTGTAATTAGCACCAGTAATTGCTCTTCCTGCAGTTCCACCATTGAATGCATCAGTACCAGCAGAATTAGTACCCCAATCGGCACCATTGGATCCTCTTTGTCCATCAAATCCATTTCCACCATAAGTTGGGCAACCACCTGGGGATCCTGAATTTGGTCCTTCTGATTGTCCTAATGTCGCAGAATCAGTCCTTGTTAAAGTATAACCCTGACCATTTCCTCCTCCACCTCCAGCACCACCAGGGGCACCAGGAACTGAGAATACTTGTGGATATGTGCATTGACGATAATAGTAGTAATAAGTCGGTCCTTTGAAATACTGGGCACAAATACCATTATTAATACAACCATTATCGGAAGAGGCACCAGCAGAACATCCAGGGCAATTGTTACAATCTTGTCCAGTGTTCTGATTATAATATGTCGTACATTGTCCAGATGATCCTGTTGCTCCTACGGCACCTCTGGATCCACCAGCTCCACCACCCCAGATTCTGGCAGTTCCTCCTACAATGATCTCAACAGGTCCACCAGATGGTGAATTCACAAATAGGGCAGGTCCACCATTATTACCTTGTCCACTTCCACTGCTCTTTAATGCACCAGTTCCACCCTGCCCATAGATATTTCCATTGACCAGAATCTGTAAATTAAATGCCGTCGCATTGAATGATGCTCCATAGGCACCAGTCGAAACATTACCACAGGTTCCTTCAATGAAGATTCTCTTTTTAATGTTCTTTGCCAGATTATTATTCCAGTATACCGATGCATCTAAATTAATACCATTCGCAGATGGTGTTCCTGCCGTGTTTTGATCCGTATTTGATTGAATAATATCATAACGCTTAATCGAATAACGGAATTGCTGTGTCTTCCAGTTTGTTTGTGTCGTTGTAATTGCATCGTTTTCGGTGCAGTTCGGTACGATAGGATTGGTATTATTGGTCGGAAGAATTCTCAATAGTTCTGATGCAGAAATCTTCCCAGGATTCGCTGGTTCCTGAAAATTAGTTCTTAATGATGAAAATGTAATCGGACCAGATGAATATAATGGTGTTGTTGATATGGCAACTGACATCGAAATTGAACGCTATTCTTTCTCCTATTTAGAATTACTCTTTGTATTTTCGGTGTAAGGTACCCGTCCGGTCTCCTGATACATTACCATGTCATACTTGAACTTACATTCCATTGGTTTCTGATTACACAACTTAAGAGTCGAATTGATCGTTGATTGTGTATAGGCATTCGATCCCAGTGCAAAACTGATCATACCTGTCAGAATGAGTGCAGGATAATACACCAGTTTACTTTTCACTGAAACACTGGTACGATTTCCGAGTTCAGGTATCCGTTCTTCTGTACGTGTTGTTCCCATAATGATGCATCCTCAATGTTGTAAAATACTGCTGTTTGTTTTGTTTGTTTGTCCTTTTTCTGTTTGTAGTAGATAACTTGGTACTTCATAATGATCATTCCAATGTCTTATGACCCCTGCGATAATAAAACAATTAGTAAGAAGATAAGAAAGGAATATAAAAGTCCGTACACCAGCAATGTAGTCTGCTTCTCTGTCATTTTTCGTCGCCTTCTCCCCTAATGCTTTCGCCCACCATCTCCACATAGACTTTCTCTTCTTCATAGACAGATTCCCTTGACTTCACATACGTTAATTCATCCCATTGAGTATGATAGCACAGAACTAATAAACGATTGTTCTTATGAATACTACAGGCATTATAGTTCTCTTGTGTTTTAGGTCTTACCCAAGATTCAATCGTGATGTATTGTTGATCTTTAAAATACACCCATCCTTCAATATGATCTTTCCATAGTACATAATCGTTCACCTGTGGTTCATACATACGCTGCCTCCAGTGGTGTTTGCTTTGGGACCATTGCAGAATATGGACTGGTCCGTTCTATACTAACAACGTTTCCGATCGTGTTGGAATTAACTGGGGCATGATAGGTTCGGGTTTTGGTGTTGTAGAATCCCCAGATAGATCGTACAGGAGTGCCCCCGTTATAATCAAACCGAGTGCCATTCCAAATCCAAATAGAAATGACATTTCGTTTGAAGTCTTCATACTCATAACGATAACCTTCGGGTGCCTTGTGTGGGAATTCAATAGTCATCACCATATTCTAATCCAGATTCGGCATTCATCAATTCAACAGTTGTCTGATACCCCTTGGCAATCGTTAGTTCATGAGTCTTTCCGATGTCCTGTAAGGTTTCAACATCGAACTCTGGTGCAGTGATCCAACTAAAACCTTTGCCAAATGTGTTATCAGGATTAACCACATACCAATGACAAGAAGTGTCAGGGACGAATACAGAACATTTCTTCCAATCATTGTCCCATTGAGGTACTTGAACAAATGATAGTGCGGCAAACAGAATTGCAAACAGACTTGAGAACATCATTCACAAAGATAAACTTTTAGATACTCTGGATTGATACCACCAGAGAGTAGTGTATTTAGAACTTCATCACATTGCTCTTTGGTTAGATTGTCGGCAACTGCTTCCCATCCACCAGTGTAGTTTTGAAGAATTTTGTAACGTTTGTCTTCGGTCATGATCAGGTCAGGAAGATGTCAATAACTCTGGACTCTTCATCATCGACAAGTGCAAATTTTGGTGCCTTGACGATGTTAGGCATGACGCGATCTTCATATTGTGGATCAAATGGATTGGTTTCACCTTCATCAAAATTGGTGAGAAGATCAAAGCATTCTTGATCATCTTCGGCAATCACACTGATCATGCCACCATACTCAGAAGAGGGGAACGGAACCCAATAATCAACAAGATAAATGTACTTCATTTGTTTTTCTAAATTACTCCTTAATTTTAGATGAATGATTCAGATTTGTCAACTGACGTTGGAGTTCAACTTGTGCAGGAATGAGATGAGAATATAGAAAATGTTGATACTCATTACCTTCAAGCAGTGATGTCAGATTATCAATCTGCATGAGAGCAAAGATCAGTTTCGTCTGTTCGTTCATACAAACTCAGAAATGTAATAATCAACAGACACATTCATCTCTGCTGCTTGACGTTCAAAGTAACTCTTTGTATATTTTCGTGCTGCTTCACGTCTCACATAGTTTTGGACTTCGACATCAGCATGTTTCATAAAGTCTTCAAAAGCAGTCATAAACTGCTTGATGTCTTCATCGTTCATTTGCACATCCAATGGTTTGACAATAATAGGACTCGAACATGCGATTGTCACGTTGAATTAACCAATAGTTGTAACTCAACATGCCAATCGCAATCAATACACCATAGAACACATACTTCCGTGTCATCAGCAGGCACCATAGAAAGGATTACCAGTTTGGGGCAGGTTTTGATTGTCACCCGTCACCACATAATCATATGCCAGGCGCTCACGAATGGCAACTGCCTTCTCCACACGATTCAGATACTTCTTGGAAACCTGATCCACACCTTTCCAGGAGAGAATTTGCATACACCATTCGGTGCTGATGTCACCGAAAGGAGTTTGGACAGGATAGAAACCGACCAGCATCGTGCCATCCTTAGACTGGAGAGTGGGGAAGTCGATCATGGGGGCGTCCCTCGATTACCTTAGTATTATAGGTCAGAAGGACGGCACCACGTCGTTCCGTAGACCAGTTTGGGAACTGTCCATCCGCTCCCAGACGCTGTAGAGTTTGTTATAAAGTGCAGGCACACTTCCATATTCCCGTGCAATTCTATTTTCCTCACGGAGATTCAATTCCTGCAGTGCAGATAGAATAATGCCCATTTCATGGACATTTAGTTGTACGTTCGTTTCGATCATTGTTTTCAATCCCAACTAACATTTTGCAAAAGAAATCCTGGCATCACATAAGTCCAGGCACCATCATTATCTTGACCACCAACTTTATACTCCCACTTATATTCACGCTTGTTGTAATTATCCCACGTCATGTATCCTTTCTGTTTGTCAAATCGTCCTTTGATGGTGAGACGGAAACGATTCGAAAAAATATTACGAGTGCGAAGTGCTCCACCAACCTCACGGGTTTCTACAATTTTACAGGTATCATAATGTGGATTGCCATTATTCTCCAACATGCAGGGAGTTTCGTATGCGAATGGACGTGGCAACCTAGGTGCAACTGGAGCAGAATTGTATTTACTTTCAGTTGCAGATGGTGTCGCAAATGCTGGTGATGCCAATAGCAACGATGCGATTAGAAAAAACTTTTTCATCCAACTACCCTCCAACATACGGTTGCGTTTCCTTGTTTTGTAGAAGCAATGTGAGCAAATGCAGCATAACTTAAATCAAGGTCAGCATGAGAATAAGGACCGCGATCATTGACTCTTACGATTACCTGTTTGAGATTGTCTTGGTTTGTAACTCTAATTTTAGTTCCCATAGGTAAGTAAGGGTGAGCAGCAGTCCAACGATAAGTATCAAATCGTTCTCCATTTGCAGTAGTTTGTCCGTGAAATCCGTCACCAATTCCATAGAATGTGGCAACTCCACAAGTAAGACCAGCAATCAGTGTTTCAATCATTGTTTGACTTTCATCTCCCAAACATCACGACTCAGAGATTGAACAGCAGAATTCACATTGCTGTCCAGAGAGTGAACTTTGTACTCAAGTTCACCAAGTTGACGATATAGGTTCAGGCACATGAGAGTATTGGCAGCAATACCCACAATGATTGACCAACCAACAACTTTCTCAAGACTCACATTATTCACTCTGTCACCTCATCATAATCAACGGCAAGTTCAAGATAATTGTAACCAATTACCTTACGACCTTCATGGGTAGATGTATTCACAACCACACCATCTTGGGTCAGTTTTTCAACACGACGATTTGCCGCATTGTTCATTTTAATAGTCCAATAATAACTCATGAGATTCCTCCTGTTTTGTTATATTCTATCATAGATCGACGTGCAGAGTAAGCCTCAAATTCGGATGGAAATGATGCAATGGTCCGACCATTATCTGCCCAGTACAGATACCAACGTCTGGCAAAATGTTTGATGAGAATAGGTTTGTCCATCATTCCTCGGGGTAAAGTTTCCAAGTATCGGGATAGATTCCCATCTCTTCACAGCGCACCTCATAGGCAATACGCTGTAAGCAAAGAAGATCCATGGATTCAACTGCTTTCATAATGGAGCGGCGAATCTGCTTGTCTTGAACTGTGTCGGCAATCATTTGATGTCACCTTCAGCGATCAGACCCATGATTTCACGAGCAGTAGCAGCAAAGTTGATGTGATCCTCCAGACCTTCATCGGAATAGACCTTGAACAGATCAGATTCCCTGTAGGTATCCATGATCAGAGCGCAGGCATCATACAGGGCAGCGATGTGATGTGCCTTGGACTGAAAGGAAAGTGCCATGGGGGCGCCCCTCGATTACCTTTGTATTATAGGGCAAAGGAGAGGGGGGTTCAACGACTCCTGTACCACTTGTTCAACTGTCCACCTTCACGATCAGGATCTCATGAGATTCTTTAGTATTGCTCCCACCAGATACAATACGATTATCACCAATACGTGTCTCTCCTAATTGATAGGAATAGTGCCACTCTGGGAAATACTGATCAAAATCTTTGTAGTATTCACGGATCGTCTCACAATTGTTGTAAGACAGGATAAAACTGCCTTTATGGTTGTGCAACAGATCCCTCAGTGTTTCATGATCAAAACCAGTATGATGCACGTCAATATTGCAGTTGGGATACATTCCCTTCAGCATTTTGTTATCGGAATCCTTATCCAAATAGTATGGAGGATCCAGATAAAGAAGATCACCAGAATGTTCTGGGATTACATCAACAAACGATGCCTTTTCCACATGCAGATCTTTATTCTTGTAGGATCTGATGTTGTGGACCATCTTATCCCATTTGGTCTGACTTTCATAGATCTTACTCATCCAACCCAGATACATCGGTCCATAGGACAGATTATGATTGAAATAATAGTATGCTGCAGCAGTCAGATCATCCAATTGGATTGGATCACGCTTATAATAATCAGTGTGCCAATCTTTGAGCATGTCCTGAGTATACTGCCACTGCAGCAACATTTCCTTAATCTCAGCATACTTTTCCTTGGTAGGAGTCAACTCCTGAAGTTTATCTGCCAACTCATGTGGAGAAGACAGAAGAACATTCCAGAAGTTGACCAGGGCATCAAAGATGTCGAACCCATAAACAGGAACGCCAAGTTCAGATGCCCACTTTGATTCTAAACTACCTCCACCAACAAATGGTGAGATGATACGCTGGGGATATGGTAGTCTAGGAATATATTGGGTGATAAGTTTGTATGCCTTTGACTTACCACCAGCATAGCGGAGAGGTGTCTTCATTTAGTCTTGCGATCGATTTTGTACTGCCCAAATGCTTCATGAATAATACTAGGAAGTGCTACACCAGTCTCTTGATAGTTCCACTTAGGATAGCAACCTTCAATAGCATTATACTGCATCAGACAATTTTCTTCAATACCCTTGGCACTCACAGGAACAACCATCTGCTCAGACTTAAAGAGACCAGGAACTTCAACAACAATCGGTTCCATGTAAATCATATAAACTTCTACCTTGTTTCCTTGATCCAGTTGCTCACGCATAAACCAATTGATAGCAAACCGATTGATGCCAGGGTCATCTTGACCAGCATTCAAATAAAAACCCATACAACCTTGAATACCGCTCTTGGTAGAAGATTGACCAATCTTATAGATCTCTCCGTTGACACACAAAATATACACAAGAGAGACATGCTTGTTTTTCAACTTCTTAGGGAAGTTGCTGTCATAATTCAGAACAAGTTTAGTCTTGTAAAGCACATGCTTAGGACCAGAATAAGTATCAGTTCCGTGAACAATCTCACCGACACGAATTGCATTTGGAATGTCAGAAACGTTCATGTGTTTGACTGATTACCTTGTAATTATACTGCCTGCATCAGGCGGTTGGGGAAATGGTGTACCACTTCTGGAACTGGCACATTCAATTCATCATACAAATACTCCAGATATAGGGTTTCTTCTTGCTCCCGTGCCTCTATTTCGTGTGCCTGATGCCAATAGTCCACATCTTCCATACATTCTTTACCATAATACATTTTTCCGCTTCGGAGTCGCAGTGAACCTACTACCCACTGCCGCAGGTGCGTCAGTTCATGTAAAAGAGTTTGTATATACAACTCTTGGTCCATATGGGTATTCAGTTCAATCAGGAAGTGACGGGGGCGATAAGTTTCACCCACAACATCACAATACCCATAAACACACTCACGATTCAGACCACGATGAACAATATCCACCGTGATCTTGTGGCGTGGGAAGAACCTATTCAGAAACCAAGAGGTAACATCCTCACAGATCCGCTTGCGATAACCATATCCAGAATGCGTGATGTAAGACATTGACCCCAGTGCAAAAACCAAATGAACGATGAAACAAACAGGAGTTTTTCTTTAGCAGTCATACTCAACGAGCGTACAAATAAGAACCTGCCCAGTCAGCATTCTCAAGCAACCATTCACGCTGCTCAATGATACGCAGATCGTAGCGAACACCTTATACCTTCTTTCAGTTTAGCAACAGATGCCTTGTGATAGGCAATACCAGTTTCAGTATTACCTTCCAGACGCTTCAGAGAACTCTGATGGGACTTGATGCTATATTCAATGTAGTTCTGGCGCAGTGCCTCACAGAGAGCATAGGTGTGCCCCAGAACTGCCTCTGCGATGTTCTTCCGTGCCTCTGCTTGGGCGGAATACTCAGCGAAGGTGGTGGTCATTGCTTGGTTGCGTATGTGCTTATTATAGGGCACTCAGAGGCGCCCAGAGCGGTCAGTATGCCAGTTCAGGATCTGGCACCCAGTAGTCGTCATTCTCCAAATAACCCATCCAATCTTGGGGGTCTGTATCATACAGGGCAATTTCCCGCAGTTCATCAATCAGTTCAGACAGGTCCATGAGAGAAGCGTTCAACTACTTGGATATTATAGCAGAAAACCCGCCGAGTGGGCGGGTCTTGTGCCAGTTTTTAGACTGCCAATGCACCAGAGGGAATTTCTACACCTTCCAAGTAAGAATCGTGCCAATCGCAAGTATCATAGCACAACCAACCTTCAGATTGAGTGTAGACATAAGCAAACTCTTCACCATTCTGAAGATACTCTGCCAAGTTTGCATCAAGGCGAGGAGGAGAATCTTCACCACGTTGAGAGTAGTATTGGGGACCATAAACACCCTTCACACCAGAACCATCCCAACGCTCATCTGTCCAGGCACAGGACATATCACCACCATCAATCAGTTCAGCGGCAAGAGATTTGGTATTGTAGTGAGTCTTCAAGATACGACCCAACCACTCAGGATAACCATCCCAATGGGAATAAGCAGAGAGAATAGAACCATCAAGGAGTTCGATACCAATCCGAGAGCGGGTTGCCATGAGGCGTTTCGTTGATTACCTCCATATTATAATGGGTCTCCCAGCGAACCAGAAGACCCAGTGTGCCAGTTTACAAACTGGTCTCAGTCATCATACACTCTACACTCTAATGCATCAGGATTGGCATCACAATAAAGTTCCAGTGGTGTAGGATCGTGAGAGTCTTCAGGATGGTGTTCTTTATATGTTTTAAGTGCTTCTAATTCTTCTTCAGTATGTCTTCTCGCCTGTGGAGAAATAGTTGGGTCACTCAAAAGGTCCTCGTCCTTCTGAATATGTTGGTCGATGTTATCCATAGTTTTGTATCATGATGATATATTTATTTTTTTATTCACTCAAAGAACTACCACGCCAGTTCTTTGGAGTGGGTGGATCACACTTCCCTTCCAGACTTTTGACCATTAATTGAGCAAATTTCTCCATTTTTTCTGCAGAAACAGATGCTGGACGATAGGTAATTGCCTCTTTTAGGGCAACAAGTTCGTTCCATTCTTCAGTTGTGAGGTCAGCCGTGCTGGTTTTGGGGAGTGACATAGAGTTTCCTGCGATGTAGTTCAATGTTAGCATTCCAATATAATACTATCTAGAAACTTAATGTTTTCTTTGGGATCATGTTACACTGCTTAATAATGCATCTCTGCAACATATCTTTTTAGGTAATCAATCTTGACATCAACTGATAAAATAATCCTTTCTTTTGTTCCACCATGCACAACAGAATGCTTAAGGGGTCCACCATCTTTGAATGCAAGGATCTTTCCATCTTCCCATGTTCTAGTTTGATCACCAACTGTAATTCTACATCCAGGATCGCATGAGATTCCAAGATGCATTCTCATGTAATTATCAGTCCATCCAGTGTGAGGATTGATAACTGAACCAGGAACCAATCTGCTGATAAAAGAATTATGAAGAACGTCTAGTTCTTCTTCATACTTTCTGAGTATTCCCGTTGTTACTGGACATTTTTTTCTAGAGTTTTCAATGATAACTTTTAGAAATGCCATCTCTTGCTCACTAGCATAAGATGACATAAACTCACCCTCAAACTTTGTTAAAGGTGCTGCCTTCCAATAGTGCTCATATAGATTTCTACCATCAATTTGGTATCGTGGATAATCAAATAACGATAAAGGTGCCTCACAAAAGTTAAGGACTTCTTCTTTAATTACTGGATAATTTTCAATCAGTTCATTATATACTGGAACATCTTCAAAATAAGAGTCCCAAAATGCTATTTTCTTGCTCATTTTAAATACTTCTCCAGGTAACTTAACTTAAGATCAAACGACATAACATATCTATCTTTCTTTCCATTATGGACTACACTATGATAGTATGGACCGCCATCTTTAAATGCTAATATTTTACCATTCTTCCACGTTTTTGTCACGTTTCCTACAGTTATCTGGCATCCAGGATCTTCCACAAGACACAAGTGAACTCTCATATAATCTTTAGAGTATCCTTGATGAGGTCTGATAATTGTACCAGGAGATAGCATACTTAGGAACATATTCGCAAGTATTCCTTCTTTTTCTGGTTTTTTAATAATATTATGAATTACAGGTGTTAATATCCATCGATACTGATCAATTAACATGTCGAGATCCTTTCCTCCCTGCAACTTCTTTACGATCATATTCACTTCATGATGATATGACTCGCTGAATCTGGAGAGAGCTAGAACATCCCAGGTATTATCATACATTCTCACCTTTTGACCAGTTTGTGGATCGGTAATCTTATACTTTGGATAAGGATTCATCCATTTGTAAGAAGATCCACCGACCTTTGGAAATAGTTTAGATTTGATAATGAGTTCCCACTTAATGAATCTCCAATACCGCATAAATGTGCGACATATGGGCTCATCCATCAAATAATCTTCCCAAAATTCTGGTTCTTGTGTCATTCGATGTCAATATATTCTTTCAGGTAATCTACACTCAAGTCAAACGAAAGATAGAGTCGATCTTGGTCCTTACTTTCATTCTTCATGCTGATAAAATATGGACCTTGATCTCGAAATGCCAGAATATCTCCATCACTCCAGGTTCGAGTCTCATCACCAACAGTAATCGTGGCAGCATCATCGTCCCAGGCAAGTCCCAGATGCACTCGTACATATTCTTTAGTCCAACCTTTATGACGATTCACCACACAACCAGGATAAAGTGTGCCGAGGAAAGCATTCGCCAGTTTCTTATCTCGTTCTGCTCTCCAGATCAGATTATGAAGTACAGGTAGACCACGCTTACGCAGTTTCCTAATAGTATCATCCAGACTCAGATCGAGTTTCTTCTCTTGTTCTTCCTTAAATTCAAGGAACTCTGGACTTACAGACTTCTCCTCATCAACATAACCAACAGGAAGAGTTGTCCAGTTACCAGTATACAATGGATTCTGATCTCCAGTATCAGGATCCACAACCAAAGGATTGAAATAAGGAAGCGACCAGTGTGCTGCCATACCAGCAAAATGAGTCAGTTCAATATAAAGTTTATCAAAGTTTTCAATCAATGAAGCACAGATAGGTTCCTTTCCTTGCTTCAGTTTAAAATCCCAAAATGCAGGTTCTGTCATACTTAAATCTCCACTTGTAGTATTATATCACACTTCGATGACTTGACTGATACACTTACCACCAAAGGCAAATGAATTGTTGAGAGTGCGAAGTGTTCGGTTTGGTAGTTCTAGATTCTCCTTGACAAGACATTCTTTTCTGTCAAGTGAACATTTATTTAGGTTCTGGATGTGAGGGATGACTCTGTTCTTCATCGACTCAATTGCATAGATTGTTTCAAGAATACTAGCAGCGCCGATTGTATGCCCAATCTTACTCTTTGGTGCATAGATTGGAGTCTTATCAAGAACATCCGTGATTGCCATATATTCAATCGGATCACCAATGAATGTGGAGGTTGCATGACCCGATACAGCATCAATGATCATGGGCATAGGACTATGCATATCAGCGTTCTTCAGCGCCTTTGTAATCGCTATCTTGGCGCCTCTGGCATCAGGTGCTGGAGCAGTCATATCCAGGGCATCAGACGCCATTCCAGCGGGGTATAGAGTGGCGTGAATGGTGCTACCATACTCCTTTGCCTTCTGACTGGATTGTAGGATCAGGCATCCAGCACCATCACCCATCATGAAACCTTCACGCTTGTCATCAAATGGGCAGTTATAGTTTCCAAGGGCACCAAGTGCCTGAAAATATAACATCAGTTCCACGTTCACATTATAGTCAGACGATCCAACCACAACATATTCATATTCATCACACAGGCGTTGAGCATACTCCATGGTAAACATTGAGGTTGCACATGATGCCAACATGGAAACAGATGCTCCCATGAATCCATAATGTCCACACAGGTGAGATGGAATCATATCAGGCAGAATGTTTACCAGTTTCCGCAGATTGATTCGCTTGTTATTATACAAATCATTTACAATCTTGTTACCTGCCTCATAGGAATTAGAAGCAGATGAAAAGATCACGGCAACTTCCTGCTGTGGTTTCAGACCAGACATCTTAAGTGCCTGCTCTACAACATGGAATGCAAGAAGTTGTGACCTTGTGTAGGTTCGCATCAATTTGGGATCAAGATCTGGCAGTTGTAGAGTTTCATAGTCTACCATCAGACCCCTGGTGATCTTTTCACCCCGTTCAATCATGGGATGAAAATCCACAGAATAATCTACATCATCCAAAAACCTTGGAAAACAATCGCTAGGATTGTTACCCAAAGCGTCAATCATTCCATAACCAACAACATGGACTGGATTAACCATTACTCGTCATCTCCACGATTAAAAAATGTACCAAAGAAACCAGAATCACCTGGTTTTCGGTTTTCGAGTTTGTCAAGCAAGGAATCTGTAGTCTGTAGAGATTCAATACGACTGATTAGATCAGCGATCACACTACAAACCATCGGACGCTCTTGACGTGCAGCATATGCTAATGCATTTCGCAGAGATTGCTCTGCTTCCTTTAACGATTCTTCAACAGATTGTGATAGTGCCATACTTCAGGGTTCTCCAAGTCTTTACAACGGGGGTAGAAAATGCCATCACGATAGCAGGCATTTTCGGGGTCTTGTGGATCATATTTTGTCACTTTTGCTGGATAATCTCTAATATTACAGAGTTCTCCTTGTCTGTGTAGGTAATTATCAAGGCATAAACCGCCAACAAATGGAGCAAGACCTTGTAGCATATAGAGTGTATACATCAGCACTCATCAGATCCAAGTGGTTTAGTAGATTTACGAATGGTATAAGAACCATCGTTGTTATCAATCCAATGGACTGCATCACCTTCTTTGAGGTCTGCTGCTTCTAACAAGTCTTGTGGGAATGAAACAAAGTATTCTGTTTCATCAGTATCCATATCCTTTGCTTCTTGAACAGGAAGAATCCATCGGGTCACAACATCTTTTTTGACTTCTGGTGTCCATTCATATCCACCTGCTTTACGGATTTCTTCTACTTGAGCATCAAGTTCTGCTTTATCACACATCGCATCAAGTTCTTCATCAGTATATCGCACACTACTTACAGTCGTGCCCCAATCTTGAGAAAGATACTCTAAGTCACTATGTCCCCAAGGAGGCATACAATCTTCTTCTAATTTTTTATTTTCTTTTACTACAGTTTCCTGCCAAGCAAGTTTAAACTTCTCATCAAACTCGCTCAGATAATACTCAAGAAACTCATACGCAGCAGACATCATAGTTTCTGCTTTATCATACTGATGTTCTTGAATTTTATCGATCGCAGCGTCAATAATCTCACGAGCGGAACAAATCTTGGATGTTACCATCTCAAGATCGTTCATTGTGTCCCATACTTTACTTACCATGACGTTTGAGTTCTTCTTCAATTGCTTGCTGTACTATAACTGAAACTTCTTTGGATGTCAACCCATTCAACCATTTCCAGTTTGGGTCTTCTGGATCCCAGTCCATTGTGAACGACCCATCCTCATTCTGTGTTATCTTAAGACTATCAGCAGTCATCGCAGTCAGTATCCTTGTGTTTCTTACGAATTTTTTTAAGTTGTTTGAGTTCTTCCTTAATCATTTTATAAGCAGCATCACTATCAATCTTATCACCTATTTCTAGAGCAACAATAATGTCCACACGAGTTCCAAAATGTGCTAGTGCTTTTTCAAAACAATCTAGATCATACATTGTCTTTAGTCTCCTTAATCCATTGTTCTGCTGTCAAAATATCTATGCGAGCATCAACAGCATCAATAGAATTCATCAGTTCATACAAACAATTAGATGTTTCTACGTTTTCTGCTTCAAGTGCAGTAATTCTATCCTGAAGTTCAATCAACTTTGAATAAGTGTCAATTTCTTCAACAATAAGTTTTTGTGAAGGAGCAAAAAACCAATCAACAAATCGCCTAATCATCATAATACACCTACAGATTTTAGATAGTTACGATAACTCATATATCGTCTTATGCTTGGTTGATTCTTCACATCTAGTTGATGGCAAATTTCACAATAACACAACCACTCATACCAGGGTGTGGTAGGATCTAACTCATGATATGGGTAATCAGAGTTTTCCACCTACTTGCCCATCATAAGTTTTGGTTTCAGGCCAACCTTCCTGCCGTCCTTTAAGATAAAAACGGGTGCCTGATATACATGACTCTTCAGTGAGAGCCGTGACCAATCCTTTTCCTTCAAGGTCTGTTGAATCCCATAGTCCATACTTTTTTTTCTCAACATAAAAGCAATCGTCAATTAGTTTCTTTTCCATCTTTGTTTATGTAGGGATGAGGTGCATAAAGAGGACCAGGATAATTTCCAGCAAACTTTTGATACGCTTTAAGTGCAGCAATTACCTCTGGGGTCTCCTCCCAGTTCCACTCATTACCATTTTTGTCAGTAAAAGTTCTTAAAGTCATAGAGTAATCCAGCGATTGTTTTTAAGTGTCCATTGAGTTACTTCTGCGATACGTTCTCTAACAGACTTAGAAGGAACCCATCCCAGTTGCTTCATTTTATCACCATCAAGGGCATAACGCAAATCATGTCCAGGACGAGAAGAATGAAAATCTACCAAATCATACTTCAGTTCTTTTCCTTGGGCTTCGGCAATGATTTGTGCAAGTTCCAAGTTATTGAGCTCTTCCGCTCCGACAATGTTAAACTTAGGACACTTAGCATTACCCCAAGTAGGTTCGAACTTACCCTCATAATTTAACAGAAATAGAACAGCAGATGCGACATCTTCGGCATGAATGTAATGGCGAGAACCAGGAATCGTTCTGGTAGAATCACTATGAATCGTCACATTTTCACCATCACGAATCCGTTTGATGCACATCGGAATATACTTCTCAGGATGTTGACGCTCACCAAACACATTCATTGTGTGGGTGATGTAAATTGGAAGATTATATGTATTTTCATAAGCAACAGCAAGTTCTTCACCACCTGCCTTGGTTGCACTATAAGGATTAGTCGAATTATAACGATCATTCTCCTTATATTTGATTCCGTTTGGTGCAGGACCAAAAACTTCATCAGTACCAAAATAGACAAATCGTTCCAGATTATCTTTCTGAAGACGTGCAAATTCAAGAATGTTACAGGTCGCAACAACATTATCCATGACAAATTCCATGGGATAAAGAATGCTACGATCAACATGAGATCCAGCAGCAAGGTGTAGAATGTAATCTACATTACCAATCTCAGAGCGAACCAAAGGATTGAGTTCTGCCTTCAAATCATGGTGAACAATCTTCACACGCTTACGAACTTCAGGATCAAATGAAAGCATCAGATCGTGAAGACGATTTAGATTTCCACTATAATCAAGACGATCAAGTGTGATCACTTCCCAATCAGTTGTCTTGAGAATTTGTCCAATCAGATGGTGAGCAATGAAACCTGCACCACCAGTAATAAGTGCTCTTTTAGTCATAGTCATTCTTCAAATTTGTAACTAAGTTTAATATCTTTTTTCTTTAGTTTGTAGCGATCAATGTGCTTTTGTCGGTGTGCTTCTGATTCAAAGTAACATTTGCGAGTCTCATTCCCTTCCTTATACACAAGTTTCCAAGGGAATCCGTCAAAGGGGAATTCTTCAGTGTGTTCCATTAAGTTGGTTGTTCTCTCCGTTGAGTATACACTGAATCAAACAATTCGTCAAGCACTTCCCCACACTCAACATAAGTTTTAGGGTCATATGTACTCTGTTCTTGATAACGGCGAACCGCAGTATAAATGAGTCTATATTGTTCAGATGTAAAGTCCATTAGAAAAAAATCCTCCAAATACCATCACAAAGTAATCCATGTCCTTGCATTGTAATTCTCCTTTCATTTTCTTCAAGAGATATGAAAGGTGCAATCTGATGAAGCAATACTCCTTTAAAGAAGAAAGATTCTCCAAGATTATATGATACCACACTATCTGGTGGTCTATGATTTAGATACTCTTGATAGTGACTTAAACCCCTGACATAATCAGATAGTTCTTTATTCGTATCATATTGTTTTAGTACAGATTCATCCCATATTGCTAATCCACTACCACATTTAGGAGATTCAAGAAGCAATGTCCAGGTTAATGAATTATGAATTGTTACATCCTTGAATTTTGCCCATACCATCCTTGCTTTTTGATGTGCATATGGTCTATCCTCATGAATTTTAAATAAAGGTTTTTGACTCAACTTCATTGTGAGTTTATTATTTAATTGTCCAGGAGGGTGCCCAAGTACATGAAACCCAGGATGACCAAGATCATCTATAATTTCACATGGTCCTATCTGCTCAGTAAGTTTTTCAATGACAAGATCATAAATCCATTCGAAATTCTTTTTCAAAATTGGATTCATTTTATTCATCTGGGCAGTATATCTTTCAGAATGAGTCATTCCTTCTTGATAACTGGTGGACCCTATGGTATAAAAATCCCAGGGTTCTGGTTCTCTCCTGACCCAATATTCATAAAGGTCATCAACAATACCTACAGCAGTTTTACATTGTTCATCATTGAGAACTTTTATAAATCCATGTCTTTTCATCGACCAGTAATATCTGCATAGTCTTGAAGTTTACCATATCTAAAGTGTAATCTCAAGCGGGGCCAATCTTCCCACTTACCCTCCCATTCAGCAGGATACACTTCGACATACTTGGTGATATGATGTGGTTGAAATTTGCCATGCTGACCAGTTGGAATCCATTCAAAGTTTAGAAACCTTGCTGTATCATTATATCGCTCATCATCCTCTGAGATTGTCTCAAAGGTATGTGTGCCATTATAACTTGGATACCACAACTGACCACTGGGATCTAACCAGTAGTCAGTCATTGTACCACCAATACCCTCTTCGATGTCTTTGGTTTGGCACACTACATTAGTGAACTGCTTACCCAAATCATAGGATGATCTAAAATAATCAAACATTCCCATTCTTATTCTCCAAGTGTATGAATGACTGGTTTTTCGTGTGCTAGAATATGATATAGATCTTTATTTTTTGCTGCTGATACTGGAACAAACTCCGTCTCTGGATCAAACTCATCATCACGAATGGCTTGATTGATGACAATAGAACCATCAGCACCAGAATATGAACGATGGAAAGTCATTTTAGGGATGACTAGAGCGCCTGAACTGCGATTTAAATGAACGATATGGTAAGGGTAACGCCATTCTGGATTGACAAGTTCAAATGTGCGAAGTCCAGATAGCACACGATTGTGGTCTATCTGGTGATAGTGAATATAAAATTGTTTGGCGCCTACAATATCATCTGGTGGTGAGATAGCAGCACCAGTATGACATACAAGGTCTTGTGCATTAGATCCATCTACTGAAATATCATAGAATACAACCGCTTCTGTTTCACGGAATACTCTGTGTTTTTTGAATTGAACTTCGCTCATTAGTCGTAAACGTTTTGCTCCTGTTGTATTCTATCTAGGTGATGGTAAATCGTCTCTTGAGAGTACTTAAATTCTTCAAATCTTTGTGGATTATTTTTCTGCATTTTGGTAAGCATATTAATCCATTGATATCGACTATCAACGACCCAACCATAACGTCGTTCGTCTTGCATCATGTCGTAAATGGAAATCATTGGAACCCCTTCGTTTTCTTTTTCTTCTGTGGAATGTCAAGAACTTCAATGTGACTTAAAAAACCAGATGGACTATTCCACCAAGTTAATTGAACATCTTCAAAGTTATCAAAAATAACTTCTTTACCATTTGTGGACACCAACTTATAGTGATGGCGATCATAAGGTTTATCACAAGTTTGTTTAAATGTTTCAGTCATTTTGGACAATGTAAAAAGTATTTGTATTCGGCAAGGGCACCATAATGCCATTGTACCACATCACAATCCTTATACTTACTCACAACATTGTAAGTGCCGTGATTGGGTTCAGGTTGTTCCACTTTTGTCTCTGGTTCTTTGACATCCAATGCTACACCCACCATATAAAATAGTGAGAGAGATGCCATACCCAATACTACTCCAAGTATCACGGCACGATAATAATCAAAGTTTCTCATTGTTCTTTAACAACACAAGACGAAGTACATTTGAGATCACCAGAAGACCCAGACACTGTAGAATTATGTTGAGGTGTCCTCTCTGGTGTTAGATTATAGGACACAATCGCAGAAATGAAAAACGCAAGTGCGGGAATCGCAACATATTGAAGATAAGTTTTACTACTCATAATGCTTCTACCTCATCAGCAATTTTATTTAATACATCAACAGGATGTTCCAACTCACCCCAATCGGTACAAAGTCGGTCTGCTGCTTCACGAATCACACGAGCAATCAACTTCTGTCTATCGCCACTTTTAGGACGCATAGAAAGTTCCATCGTTGATTCCAAGATTTGTAGGGCTCTGGTAGTCATTTTAATCATCCCAAGGTGCTTTACGACTTAATACTCTGGCAATCTTTTTATCATACTCTGGTGGTTTGTTAATTGCTTCTACCAGTTTATCATATGCTTCTTCTGAAACATAAACAACTGGTGGTTTTTGACCTAATCTCAACTTACGTTCTGGTGAAGGAATGTGTCCATAAAATACATCATCATAAGGATAGATGTAGTCATCATACCATCCAGATGATAGTGCCTCCCAGAACTCATCATAACTATATTCATCACCTGCAATATAACAATCCCAGGCATACAGAAAGTCGTGGAAACCTTCAAGGAATAGTTCCCATTTTGTTGGGTTTTCAAATCTCACGGGGTCTCATCACTCCAATAATAACGCAGTTTATCACTATCCGCAGAAATATTCAAGTGATAGATTTTATCATCTTCTGTATAAACACCAATCCAAAGTGTGCGTTCATTCATACTTTCAAGATGAAACATTTGAATGTCTTGAAGCACAATTTCGTCTGGATTTTCTTGAAATCTACTCATTTCAATACCTCCGTTACAGTTGCTTGACCATACTCTTCAATCTTCAAGAGTTCCATCACATAACCCTCAAAGTCAGTTTCATCCTTCTCATAGATGACGTGACCATGATTATTATCACTCTCTGTGTGATTATCAAGGTAGTCACCAATCACCAGAAAGATTGCCGCAGTTCGTGCCTTATCGTGTTCTGTTAGGTGCTGATGTGGATGTGCTACGATATTCATAATCGTGTTGAAGAGTTCTGCTCTGGTATAAGAGAACGCAGGTATTCTCATCAGCAGGATTAGTCCAAGTAAAGACATCAATCTTACTGCGGAGCACATCAGTTCCAGGAAGTAAAGTGTAAAAATTACTCATACCAAGCTCCTCAATACTTTACGAAGAAACTGAATAGAACCATAAAACTCTTCACCATCTTGCCCACCAATCACAATCCAGTCAATTTCTTCTAGTGCAAGTTGAATTCGTTGCTCTCTTGTGAGGTCTTCAAAATCTTTTTCAGCAAGTTCTTTTCTTTCAATCGCAGCAAGATGTTGGAATGCTTCCTTATTTTCTTCCATAAGGTTCCTTGCGATGTCTAATACCTTTTCTTCTTTTTCTCTTCGTGCTGCTTCTTCAAGCATTTCTTCGTGAGTCATTTCTTTAACCTCTAATTTCATTTCTGGAGTTTGGATTTTTCCCCAAGAACTACCATCAATTGCGAAATTTTCTTTTCCTTTATCATAGAACCTCAACTTACCATCAGTCATACATCCCACTCCCTTGCTTCCCAGTCCATCAAGCACATTTCACCTTGCTCCTTGTCTGTGTAGTTGTCGTAGGCATATTGTCGGCACTGGTCTTCTGTGCCCTCAAATAGCATTTCATACATCTTGTGGTCTCCATCATAGGTAATTTTATAGAGTCCCCACTCGTCGTAGCAATCAGGGAAGAACGGCATCTTTGTTTCTCCTATACCATTCAAGATTTCTGGGTGCCCCATCAATTATATCACAACTCATCTCAAATGCTCGCCAGCGGAAAGTAAATCCACACAAACATTTACTACCAATATTCACAATCAGCATGGGGAAGATTTCCGTGGCAGGATATTCATCCCACTGTAGGGTGAAATCAAACAGAGCAAACTTGGGGGATGTGAGAACCTGAAAGAACCATTCGTGCCCGTAGTCCTCATAGTGTTCGGTATCAAAGAGTTTCATCGTAATTTACTTTTGATGGTTCTAATACATTCATTCCATTTATAACTGTTGGTATCGTGTTCTTTCGGCAACCAGTTTTCAATACTCTCAACAAGGTCCATAATGGTGGGGGTTTTATCCATATATTCACCATCACGATCTACTGGTGCTGGATTATTACAGAATACATCATCCCACCAGTCGGCAATCACATCATAGAGTTTTTGTTCATTCATCTTCATCTTCCTCATAAGGGAACATTTCATCATACTCTTCATCAGTCAGAGTAAGATACTGAACATTAGCGTTCTTGTGCTCTTCGGCATACACTGACTGATAGTGTGCGAAAGAAGATGGGTCAGAACTAGCGTATTCTAGCAGACCATCAACAAAACAAAGGTAGTTCATAATACCTCCCAATCACATTCCCAGTTACAATCGTTGCTTACATTAACCCAGAAGAAGTATTTCTGGTTCTCTGATGCGAGAAACATCATACCATCTCCCTTATCTTGCTCTACAATACAGATGGGGTTGTTGCCCATCATATTAGCAAGACGATTCTTAGCCTTGCTACTCTTTGGTTTTACGGTCACTCTTCGCATTTCAATCTTTTACCCCAGTTTCAGGACTACCATCGGGCCAAACATCATCAAGTGTAGTATCTACTTCAAATCCTTCATCTTCCTTATCAGTCAGGACAGTTCCCATAGGACCTTTTTTCAGTCGTGCCCACTCTTCTTCTGCTTGCTGCATATCATCAAACTTCTTCCTCAGGTCTTCACCCAAAGTCAGTTCAAACTCATCAGCAACTTTACGCATATCTTCTTCTCTTCGGTCCTCACCAAATGCGACACCACAAGCACCTCTCATAATGTTGATCTCATCGTGACCCATCGCACGGGCAACAGTTGCAAAGAAGCGAAAAAGTTGATGAACATTAAGATCTTCAGCAGGAACCTGAAAAGTATAATGCTCTTCAGGCAACACTGAATCATCAAAACCACTGCTATAATGAGTGGAAGTCCACTCAGTATCAAACTGAACTTTAAGGGTTGCCTTGTAAGTCATTGGTCTGTTGCGTATGAAAGTATTATAATGGAAATTCCACCCATTCTATGAGTGAGTGTGCCAGTTCCTCAAGTGTCCTCATCATCTTCATCATCAAACAAATCTACATCAACACCATCAGTAAGTTCTTTTATTCTATCAAAAAAGTCTTCATCAAGTGGATATACTTTCTCTTCACCTCTATCAATACGATCACACATTTCCATCAGATACTCAAGAAATTCTTTGGGATAAGTTTCATCTAGGTTGATACTCGTCCAGAACCATTGATAACACTCTTGGTAGGGGTCATCATCATCCAAGAGAGCATATCCCTCATAGTTTCCACTGATAAGGTCTCTCCACATCTTAAAGTTATTCCACATCTCACGCCATCCAGTTTGGAAGCAGTGACCGAAGTAATACTCAATCCAGTTCATTTTTTTGGACATAGAACAATTCATCCCGCCAGTTACGACCTGCAATATCAAAACTAAATCCTAACTTACCAAGAGTGAATAGAAATGAGAATAATCTACCATATCCCATAGAGATTTGTAGATAAGGCCATTCTATCCAGTTACCATACTCACCAAAGTCAATTGCGACTTGAAGAAGTGCATATCGTTCGGTTAGAAAGAGTGAAAAGTAGAACTCTTTACCGTAGTCTTCTCTGACTCCCCACTTTGCGACTTGAAATAGTTTCATTCTTCCAATTCCTGTGCTAGTTGTAGCATATCATTTTTATCAAGAACAATCAAGTCATTTTGAGCAGTATAAAACTGAATGTTTTCAGCAGCAATACGCAAAACAGAAGCAATTAACTTCTCTTCGGTATCAGCACCAGCATTTCGTGCTTCCCATATTTGATTCATTAATGATTGAGATCGTTCAGTCAATGTACTTTCCTCTTTTTTAAGTAATGATGGTTTTCAGAATCAAAGATTGTCCATTTTGCTATTTTAAGACACATTAGCACAGTTTGGTGCTCTCTCTGATACAAGTCCCAATCTTCTTTAAGTTTTGCAGCGTGTCTTCTACGATAGGCACAGCACCAAACATTTTTATAAATTTGTGCTTTTTCGGTTAAAGTCATCCCAAACTTCTCAAAAAATCTTTGTCAATTTCCTGATCAAAACAGAGGCAGTATCTTGGTGTAGATAATTCATTTTCTACTTTATGGCGAATTCTACCCCAAAAGAACATGTGTTGATTGTTTACGAACAATCTTTTCTCTGCTTTTTCTCTATTGTTACCAAACATTAGATAACATTCTTTACCTTCTTCCTGACGAACATCAAGTCCCCAGAGACCACGAATAATTGCTAGATTATCACGTTCTGGATCTGGATCAAGATGCCAACCAATACCTTTACCAGGACCAACCATACTAATACCAAATCTTCTCTTAATTCCAGCCTCTCTCATTGTTGATGTGAGAATAGGAAGTAATTCAGAGTTTTCTCTGTGATATCCAATTTTTTCTTCTTTAACAAAAATTGGATCTCCAAAGTTTTTGCCAATAATTGTGGGTGCTATTTTAACAAATGAGTCCCATTCATCATCAGTGATTAGTTTTGCACTAAAGGGATCTCTACACTCCATAAAGATCGGAGCAATTTGCCAACCAGCATAAGCAATTGCAGTATGACCAGAATACCCAGTATCATATCCCCAGTTACACCAATAAATCTTATCGAAATTGTCAAGAAATTCTTTTTGAATCTCTTCAAATCTTTCCTCAACAAGTTTAAGTTTTGGATTTAACTCCTCAAGAGTAAAGAAACGATCTATTTTATTCATAGCATACTTCTAAAAAATACATTTGGTTTATTATTAATGTGTGCAAGACTTTTAGAGGCAAACACATCCATTGCTATCACTGTTCTTGGTTGAGACATCATATTCTCAACACGATGAGTAGTATTTGAGTCAAAAGTATAAAACTTATTGTTCTCAAACAATTGAGTTTCTACATTTCCAGATTCATCTTTCATTTGAAAGATCGAATATTTATCTTCTTCTACTGGAACATCAATTCCCCACAAAACACGATAGGTATTCAATCCTCCACCACCATAATCCTTATCACAATGCCAATCTAATGAAGCTCCTGGATGTAATACGTTGATTCCCGCAACTAATACTGCTTTAATGGAAGAAAGTGTTTGACATAATATAGGAAGGTACATTGCATTGCATGGATGAAATACTCCATGGTAACTCAATGCTCCCATATGCCATCCAATATCACTATTGGTTTGCTTGGCATCCAAATAACTATTGAATTGAATTGGAAATCCTCTTTTATTTTGTGTAATATATTCCTTTTGTTGATCTGTAAAATCCCTAATTTCTAGAGATTCTCGATTTGTGACAAACTCATCGTGAATTGAATCAAAATTGTCGGATAATATCTGCAATTCTGGTAGAATCTCTTTATAGTCTAAGAAGAGAGACATCTTACAACCAATTAAAGTTTATATTTGCTCTATATTTAGAATCAGAAGTTGTACTAGAATTGTGCTCGTCATGGGCATCAAATAAAATCAATCTATTTGCAACACTATCAACTTTAGTGCCATCAGACATCCGTGTGAATCCGTCACAAGTATTCAAAGAAAATATTGCTGCTTTATGTGAAAAATCGTAATCAGAATGTTTAGTATGTTCTTTTATATTTTCAGTATTGGGATATAGATTTGCTTTAATTCTTAACCAAGATCTTAATGGATTTTCTTTATCAAGTTTTGAAGCAAAAATTTGATTTAAAAATTGAAAATGTCTGCTATTAGGAACGTTAGAAATATAAAAAACATGTACAAAATAGGTTGACCATATTTCTGATTCTGCTTTTACATGTGTCACACCATCACTGAAGAACCATTCAAATCCTTCTTCATTATCAAGTATCAAATTAGAAATCTGTTTAAACTCATTCTTATCTAAAAAATTATCAATAACTTTATAACTCATACTGATTTCAATCCATTTAGAACTTCTTTAAACTTTTCGGCACGACTTTGATGCTCTGCAGCATTCTGCCCAAGCACATCCACAATATCTCCCAGAATCACATCCGCAGGAGCATCGGTATCAAAGTATTGTTGGATTGCTTCGGCAAGATATCGCCGCCTGGTCCACTCTACGCTGTAGGGTTTGTAGTCCATAATGAAAGAGTTATATATGGGTATTATAGGGTATCTATCCCTGTTCGTCAAGTCCTAAACATTTCTCAAACTTATCTCTCATCTCATTAATCTTGACCTGATGCTGAAATTCCATAATGTGGTCCTTTATTTCCTTCTCTTCATCAGTCAGTTCCAAACGATATTTGAGTTTAACATCAACAAGACGTACCATTTCCATATAGAACTCGGTGCCTTTATGAATAAACTCGTCGTATGTCAATCTCTGGTCCTCCAATCAGTTTCGTCTTCATCACGTTTAAACCAATCATGTAAGTCATCTACACTATCAAAACCGCGACGACCAAATCGTTCATGACCTAAACCACCAATATCCAACTGATTCATAAAATCATCTAAGTCACCCTCAACCATATCAGGGTTTTCTGCTCTTCTTCTTGCCTGACGAAGCATTGTACCAGCAGAGCGGTTTGCCTTGGCAAGTTTCTCTGCCCAAATCATATCTTCAAGACTGACTTCTTCGTGTAGAACGATCTTTTCACAGATTGCTTCCAGTCTCAATCTATATTGTGTGGATAACATAAGTCTTTCCAGATATAGTTTATTTATTTTTAGATTCTAATATCAAAAATATACACAAAAGCATCAGCAACATTTCTGTCGCTGATGATTACATAAGCAATGATAGCAAGTAAAGCAAACCAGGCGTAGTAAGTCATCGTCTTAGAATTTTTAGATATTCTAGCACATGTTCCCGAACTGCCATGAGTTCATTGTAACATTTTTGATTGTGAGCACACTGACGAAGTTCGTGGTCTGGTTTGTGTACACTTTCAATAAACAAATCCAGTCCTCGGTTCCATTTAACGTCTTGTGCTTCATCCATAATGTTCAATGTAATTGTACTATTTAACTAAAAAATTGATCGATACTTGTAGTCTTTTTCTTTGATGCATTGACTTGCTTCAAGATGTAAGACTTTGCCGATGAATAATTGTTAGCGGTGTGAACTTGCTGCCCGTTATGAATGATAATGAATTTTTTACCAGTCCAGGGGACAGCAGCCCACATTCCGTCTTTAGTCACATAACCTTCTGGATCTCCTGGTTTAGGATCAAGGACACCAGGACGAGGAACAAATGGTTTGAGAAAGTTTTCGCTCATCCGAATACTGCAGTGACACCAACAACTTTAGCAGTAGGATTACGTGCTAGAGCAGTACGACGGGCATCTTCATAGTCCCGTGCTTCAACAATTTCATCAAAAGTGCGACCAGCGACGTAGAGTTGGACTTTGCAGCGCATTAGGGGGTTCCTCCTTGTGTGTGAGTATTATAGCAGAAAAGTCAGCGCCTGACAATGCTGATGGCAGGTTGACCCTGTTGGAATACGGTGTCTACGACCGCCTGAACGCTCTTGGCGGTGCTGATGCCCACCTTGTCATAGACAGGCACACAGACCAGTCCAAACGTCTTCTGGGCGCCCCCCAGGCGGATCACACGCCCGATGCTCTGGGAGATACCGATGTAGTCCATGTTCCGCATGAACAACACTGCCTCCAAACCAGACACATTGATACCCTCAGACAGAATGCTGTGGTGCAGAACCACAAACTTCTTAGAGGAGTCTTTGCCCCAGGCATTGAGAGTATCAAAGAACACCTCACGATTAACCTTCTGACCATCAATCACGGCACCAGTCTTGGAAGTAATATACATCCAAGAATATCCACGCTCCTTGAGGTCAGAGCAGAAGTCAGACTGAGAGACCAGATTGACGATCTGTTTGGTAGAACGAGCACAGATCAGAATCTTATCCAAACCATTATCATCAATCGTCTCCAGCAGATTAGCAGAGTCACGATCAGCAATCATCTGCTTGTCCTGAACCATCTCAAGTTGCTTCACGACAACTTTAGGGGGCAATATGTATCCTTGATCCACCAGTTCGGGAGCAGGGACATTACAGATCACTTGACCATAAACCTCGGGCATGTTCATCCCAGGTTTGGAAATCGTAGCAGAATGCTTAGGAGTAGCAGTGAAGAAATAACAGCGGTCAGCAACAGAAGAGAAGTGCTCCGTAGCAGGGAAAAAGTTACGTTGGACCGAGTTGTGTGCCTCATCAAAATAAATGGTATCGACATGAATAT